AGCTTTTAAATCTCTCATTACAAGTAAGACCACTTCCCTGTAATCGGTAATATACCGACCATAGAGAAGATGGAATAGAGTATAAATAAACTGGTTGAGTCCGGATTTCTGCGCATCGGTTAAGCTTAAGGCTGCTAGAGCACCTACGTGCTGTTCAATCTGACTATCAGTTGGATCAAACATCACGAAGCCCTCACCGAAGATTTGGGGGATCTCGCCAACCTCTCTCTTCCATACCTTAGAGAATAAACTCTTAGGTAGAGAGGATTGAAGTTCGGCAATGAGACCATCCTTACCTTCATGTAATGGCTGAACGGCTGAGAATTTACGCTCAACACGTTTAACCAACTGAGGTACTGTGATAGTAGCAAAAGCTTCACCTAAAGCAACCGCATCAGCGACAAATTTACTTCCTTTCTTAGACCCAAGGTTAAAGAAAGCAGGTAATTCCTCTAAAGATTTTGGAATAGCCATAGCTAGCACCAAGGTTCTGATTTGGCTTGGCAACTGTCCCAATGGTTTTGTTAACCATGAGATGTTTCGCCATCCATACTGGAATGATTGCAGTAACTGTGGTAAAGTAAGGTTATATTTTAACGCAAACGATACCATAGCAGGGGCTAACCCCTGAGCAGCGCCCATTTCCTTAACGGGAACAGGAGAGATATCTACTCCTTTGTATATTGTTCGTTTTGCGAACTCTAAACAAGTCCCATTATGAGAAACAAGCGATTTATGAAGATTTACCGGCATACCGAGTTCATTAAGAACAAGAAGGTATTGCTCGGCAACTGCTTTATTACCAATCACCAGATCATCACCTAGTACAGCGTATTGGGTAAACCATTTTCCTATTGGAACTATCCGGCTTCTCCAAGCTGAGATCTGCACTAAGAAATGATGAGTCAATGCTAACATAGCCCAAGAGCTATAAGCACCCATGGGTTGCCCCACGGCGTACTTATAGGAACCCTGCCACTTACTATATCCCAATTGGTAAAAACCATAGGATCTAGATACTAGCAGGTTGGCCCAGTGGTTAGCAAAGGCATCACCAAATAGTGACCCTAAAATCCACTTCTGCAACGGTAATGGCAACCGGTCAGTAGCAGCAGTTAAATCATAGGAATATAATTCCTTAGATTTGACAAGAGCTTCCAGAGGTTTAGTTTGATTAAATGTACCATCTTGAGCTATTAGTCTCAATCTTTCCATGATAAATTCATGGAGAGGGTAGAGTACCCATTGTGTGGGTGCATCTACCATGGCAAATAATCTTACTTTACCAGCTGGTTCCTCTTTTGCATGCAACTTTCCTAAGGGACCCGCTGCTGGGATTTTCCCTAAATCATACTTTAGAAATATCTCAATAAGAACATTCAAACCTCTGTGCTCAACGTATCGAGCAAGAAATAGGAATGAATCCCAAAGAGCTTTATTTCGGTAGAGGCCAAGGAACGCTCTAAACACATTGGATGGATGCGAATTATAATCCGCAGTACCAAAGAATGTGTCTTTAAGCATCCCGGGCCCGGCTTTCCAAATCAAGAAAAGCCGTCTACCCCGCCATTGGATATTCTCTTTGAAAATAGGAGAGCCCAATTGGGGTAAAGCATTGATAAAAGGAGCAATCAGAGATCGCATGTTAAACATTGCGTTCTCGTCTCCAGCAAAAGGTGCCGTAATCGTTTGTAATTTTGGAGTCCCAGGGTAGTCTATATCTCTATACAA